TGTTGCTGCGGCTGCATTGCCATGTATGGAAACAAGGACAGAGTGTTTAGCTACAGATGCGTAGGAGTTGGCAAGTTGGCAGCGTTTATTCAATGTTGTGTCATTGATAGGCTCGTATATCTTTTTTACTTGGAAGCCATAGTCAAGAAGGTACTGCTCTAAATAGTTAGCTAAAGAGCGATTAAACACTCCCTCAAAAAACCATCCATAGGAATGAAACTTGCCTGTGCGATGTTGATAGCACTTTGAAGGATAGGTAACATATTTCTCTGGGCCCGTTCCGTTTCTCATGCCACCATGCCCGGCATCAAGGCATATTAAAAATTCATTTGCTTTCATGTTTTATATTTTTAAGGGGAGAAGAAATTAATCAACTCCCCTTGGCACTAAGGTAGCGAATCGTCTGCGCCTATAATTTAAACCCGATAAGGGAAAATGCTGCGGAAATTATAGAAAATTTTGGCGGTAAACTAACCGAAATCTCTTTCCCAGCACATTCGCGGCTTGTTTCTTTAATTTTATCCCAAATGATTTGAGCCAGTTTAACATATTCTCGCCAGGTAAATTTGATTTTTTTTCCATCGTCAGTAAGAAGTACATTTACCTCTTGCGCAAGTTCCGCTATGTTCATAGAATAACAAGCAATGTCACCTATGGGACTTTTGATTGTGTCTGCGCTTTTTAAAACCTCTTTTAAATTAGTCTGCATATTATTTATTTTAACGATTAAAAAAACGTGTAATTAAAACGCCAAGATTTACACCTGTTATACGTTTTATATTTTCTGAAATAGAATATAACTCTACGGTTGCAATTAAAAACGCTGCCATGTAAGTAATGTTGAAAGGAAGGCTAAAAGTATTTCTTGCACCTTCAAAAATAAGGATAGCACAAAAATACACTACTATTTTTTCTATTGTACGGTAAAGCCCACGGCTATTTATCTTTTCCCCCTCTTTCTTTGCCGCAATGATTCCCGTTGCCATGTCACAAAAAACAACAAATACACTAAATATCAAAAATCCCTTTATAGGAATGAAGAATGAAAATATCCATCCGCAACAAATGGCGTACGTTATTTTTTCCCATCCAAGGTGCAAAAGGTTTATTAAGGTTGTCTTCATTATTCAAGTTTTATTAGCCTAACATCTCCATCTACCGTTGCAAACTTGCCATCAGCGTATTTATACAAGTCGTATTTAATGCCATTAAAAGCAAAGGAAACTTGATTGGTAAATGTGGATAAAAGAAGGTTGGTTGAAATCGTGTACACCTTGCCATTGTCTGGATTAAAGATTAAACGCTTATTGCTGTTTAATTGAATTACTCCATCAATAATTTCACCGTTAAAATTTAGCCTATAATCACCAATAAAATAAATAGAATCTTTAATTGCAGTTGACACATATATTTGTCTATTACTTATTTGCTGATGCAAGTTATTATAAAAACTAATGTCTTTTAAAACATATCTATTTTTAATTAATTCTTTTGCGTGAATAGCAAATAAACTACTTAAATTATCAGCATTAAGCACTATATAATTTATAGTATTTAAAGAATCACCTAACATTTTTTTGTTATAAACGCTTTCGTTATTAGAATAATTAATTTCAGAAATTAAATAATAAGTATTATTTTCTTTAACAAGATAAATACTATCGTTTATTATTTCTTGAGAAAAAGAAAATAAGGGCAATAAAATTAAAATAAATGTTTTCATAAAATTTTTTTTTGTTTAATGTAAATCTATCCAAGATGTACCATTATACACCTTTAATTTTTTTGTTGCTGAATCGTAATAAACAGTTCCTTCCTCGGCTGTTGGTGCTGATTGAGGTTTAAATTTTAAGCCTCCAGTACCGTGTATTTTTAGTCTTTCAGTTGAATTTGTAATAAAAATAAAAGGATAATCTAAAGATGATGCAATAAATCTTGCGTATGCAGTTCCTGTATAATTAGTTCCATTATTATCATCCATGCCAAAATACCAAGTGCCTCCATTGTTTGCAAATTGAGCAACAACTGGATTTGTTGTACCTGCTATATATAATCTTGTGTTCACACTTGTTCCAAATAATTCAAATGGATAACCTAATGGAGTAGTGTTATTTATTGACAAAGAACTATTTGTTTGCACAAATCTTTCAACCCCATTAGTTGAAAAACCTAATTTATTTGTTCCAGCTAAGTACATCCCCGTACCACTTGCGCTTGAAGATGTTGGGTCAAATCTTGCTCCCGTAATTGTGCTACTAAAAGTCTTTGCACCTCCAACAGTTTGCGTATTAGTTAAATCTACAAAGTTTTGGGTTGCGCTTCCTGTTCCCCCATTTGTGACAGGCAAAACACCAGTTAATCCTGATGAAATAGAACCTATTGTAGTTACGCTCCAAACATTTGTTGCACGGTTGTAATTGTAAAATCTATGATTTACCGTATCAAGAATAATGTACGCGCTTGTATCACTTAATGGGGTAATGATGCCCGTGTCCGCAAGTACGCCCCGATAGATAAGCCCATCGGCAGTCGTCTGTTCTCCGAGCGTTATCTTTTGATTGCCATTGCTCGGATACTGTGCCCATGCAAGGCAAGGAAAAAGGAAGAGGAAAAGGGAAAGGGGAAGGAGTTGTTTCATGTTTATGTTTTTTAATTGCACGTTTTTTTAATTACAAAGCCTCCTGTGATGTATAACATATCACTTGTGTATGTACCGTTTAAATACAACCACCAAACATCACCAGTTGTAAGTGTATAGTTTACATTGACTTCTTTTAAGTCATATTCATTCATTGCAATTTGACTACCTTGTAATGACATTCCAGTTGTTTGTATTCTTGTAGAATTTCCTGCTTTATAAACACCAATGTAATAATCCTTATCACCTGCTGCTGGAGGACAAGTTGAGCAAGTTAAAGCTCTTGCATATATAGAATCAATACAATAACCATTTAACGTAGTTGGTACAACTAACATATTAATACCATATTGAGGATCCCACGTTGCAGCACTATTATCTGCCGCACCTGCAAATATCCCTAAATCCCAAACATATCTTTCAGTAGGTACGGTTATAGTTGAACTTAATGTGCCGCTTGTTAAAGATAAACCTGTACCAACCGATACAGTAGATACAGAGTTATCGGATGTTTTTCCCAATATAGATGTAGATGTTCCAGTTGTAGAAGATAATTTTATTGTATTTGCAAATGTTTTAACACCTCCAAATGTTTGTGTAGTTTCATTAACTACACCCTTAACAAATTGACTTGCATCAACAATAGTTATATAAGGACTTACTGTGTTATCAGATACATAAATTGGAGCAGCAGCATAAACTCCTGTAACTGTTCCACTGCCTCCACTTGGTATTGCTTGTGTACTTAATAAACCCGTTGAACTTGCCGTAACCATGCGAGTGCCAGAACCTGCAAGATTAGTTAAAGTGGCTGCGCCTGTTACACCAAGAGTGCCTGTCAATGTTCCCCCTGTCAATTTTAAATAGGTTGAATCAGCCAAGCCCGTGCGAAGGTAACTTGAATTGTCATACGTTATATTTGTTCCACTTGCTTTTACAAAGCCTGTGCCGCTTAACTGTGGTTGTTTATTATTAAAAGTAGTCCAATCGGTTGAGGTTAAATATCCATTTGCGCTTGTAGATAAGGTTCTATTAGCCGTTAAATCGCCTCCACCTTGTAACGGTGCGTTTGTTCCTATGGTAATTGTGCTATTTGCTGGAGTAAATCCTAAAGCACTTTGTTTATTATTAAAAGTAGTCCAATCCGTTGATGTTAAATATCCATTTCTTCCACTTGTTGCACTTAATAATTCAATGATTGGAGTGGTAGTTGTATTTAAAATAGATAAAGGATTTCCACTTGTTGCGGAAACCGTTACACTTGTCACCGTTCCAGCTCCTATAGCAGTACGAAAATTAGCAGCAGATAATGCCGTTACACTGTTGTCTGCATTAAACTGTGGAAAGGTAATGGCAGAAGGATTGGTCAAAGTAAACATTGATTGCCCTACCGTCGTACCTCCTAAACTTGTTCGTCCTGTCGATGCTACTAAACCTGTGCTATTTCCATCCCATTTTAACCTATCTGTATATGCTGTATTCCAATTACTTGAATTGTTTGTAATTGATGTTGTCCATGTTGTGCCTGTGGATAGGGCTATGCCTGCCTCTGGATAGATTGGATTACCTTGCCCAGAGGAAACAGAGCCGATGCCGCTAACTGTGACTAAGGTGTAATTTTCGCCAAGTTTAAAAGATGTAGCTGCTACCTTAACCTTGTTTGTGTCAATAACGGAAAACTGGTCATTAAGTAGTAACTGCCCATTGCGGAAGAGCAATATAAACTGTCTTAGCTGAATAGGGAATTTAGGGAGTATAGTAAATACTAAAGTGTCACTTGTAACATTTTCGTATTCCTGTTTAATTATTTTAATTGTATCTCCTCCTATCTCTACTGCCACAATACTATCTCTTACAAAATCGTAAACAGTAGAGCTATCAACGCGTAGTGTGCCAGTAGTTGTAATTGGGCCGCCTAATATGCCATAACCACTACCTACGCTTGTAACCGTGCCGCTGCCTCCTGTGTACTGTGGAATGTTTAAAGTATCACCACTTAATGTAGAAGCTCCACTTGTTCCAGTAGTGGTAAGTGTAATATTGTTTTGTTTAGTAGCAAACCTTGTAGTAAGATTTAATAAAGTAGTATCTGTTAACTCCATTAAAACAGATAAGTCTGCGGAGACTGTGCCTGTGGTTGTGATTGGATTTGGTGATACTGTAATGCCAGTACCTCCAGATATTGAGGTAAGTGATCCGCTGCCACTACCACCACCACCACCACCGCGAGGTAAAATGACTGTATAATTTTCTCCTAACTTATAAGCAGTCGCACCTATAACAACAGAGGCATTAGTAGGTACTGTATATTGGCTTGGTAAAAGTATTTGACCATTCCTATATACTTGCAAACTTGTTGTATCGTTTACTACTAAAGTATCTGTTTGTGTCCAGGTTAAAGTGCTTGATGATACATTCCTAAAATCTTGCCTTGCATAAAATCTGCCACTTGTATCCGCGTAGGCTTTGGTTGCGTAGTTGGCTAACATTGCTGAAGTATCGCTTACTAAAAGTGTTGGCGTTGTATCCCTCCAAACACCTTCACTACTTAAATAATATAATGAGGCTTTATTTACTGGCGATGTTATACGGACATCGTGTAATTCTTCCAATTCTTGACCATTGAAAATTTTGACGAACAATTCTCCACTTCCAGCATTACTTTTTACACATACACCAATATATACCGTGTGTTGTGGTGCTTGCGGCTTAGTTGATGTTAATCCTCCTGCCACAGTTGGCGAAAGGTAAACGGCTGAATCCTCTACTAATGAGGATGTATTGATTCCAGTTATTAATCCCTCTGTTATTATATATCCGCTTTGATTGTTCGCTATGCTTTCGGCAACTATTCCAAAAGTGTTAGCCGAAAAGGCATCGGTAACGCCTAAGGCTTTTGCAACGGTTATACGGTTACCTTGACTTCCTGACAAATAAACCGCAGTTCCCTTTGTCAAAGTTGAACCCGTGCGATTATTAACCCGTTGGTGTAATTGTTGCCCTATTACATTGGTCACTAAACCACCTTTTAATCCTTGAATCAAACTTCCTTGCGTGTCATTATATTCAACCTCACCTACTCCGACCGTTCCATCTTTTGACGTGTTAAACGTGATTGAATCAAAAGGCATTGTTAAACCTCCTCCTGCACCACTAATGGATGCCCATATACCTTGCTTAAACACATATAAAGAACCGCTAACAGAATCAAGAATAAGATAGGCTTTTACATTCTTATCTGCATAGCTTGTAGGCTTTGTTATTGTGTCTGTCACTCTACCTCTCCACACCAAGCCGTTGCCTGTTGTCTGCCATCCTAATCTCTGTTTATTGCCTGTAATGGGGTAAGGAATGGAATCCATAGAGGCATAAGATATTCCTGCTACCAAAAGAAATGCAATTACAAGTCCTTGTTTTTTGTTGCCTACTTTGTCAATGGCTTTGCCAATTAACTTTCGCCCAATGCCCATTATTAATTCATTGGCTAAAACCTTGGCAATGTTTCCAACGGCTTTTAAAAACTTTCTTTCTTTCTTTGGTGCTTTTATCTCTTCCATTATATTATGTTTATTGCAAAGACAATATAATTACTGCCATCGTAATGTGTGTTAGAATCTATGGTAATAGTAGCAGGTGCCGTTATACTATATTGACTATCTATTAATTTCTGACCATTCTGGTAAACATGAATAGCAGCATTTAAATTAGTAACTGGCAAGACTCCATTATTTTGAGTCCAGGTTAAAACATTGGATGAGGATGCAAGAAATTCTTGATTAAATATTGAAACGGCAGAGCCATTTACTGTAACATTATTTATTGTTTCTGTAACATTGTTGTTAACCACACCACCACTGCCTGCGTTATTAGCAACTTGGGCAAAATCTCGAGGTTTAGATAAAACTGTTCTTTCAGTATAATTAGGCATCTAATTCAATTTTAAAATAATCACCTTGCCAAATTTCTGTTTTTAAATCAAAACTACCTCTTTCGAAAACGTAATATCCGGATGAATATTCTATGACCTTGTGAGGAAGGTAAGGATTGTCAACTGATAAATTTTGGAATGGCATATCAACCATGCGTAACTTTGGTGTGAGCTGTCCGCGTATTACTTCATTTACTAATAATTGTGTGACATTGTTAAAGCCTGATCCGCTGCTAACATCCCATGAGCTGCTATTTTCATAGGTGCCAGATTCTAATACTTTTAATCCTCCATCCGTTGTTTTACTCGGCCCATCGCCAAGGTATGTGTCAAGGCTAAAAATAGTGGATGATTTATCGTCATTGTCAGAGCCATATTCAAGAATGTCACTTTGCCCAGAGACTGCACCAGTAGGAAGAAATTCAAGATAATTACTACTTAATAAATATGATATACTAAAATTACCAGACACATTTGTTCCTGCCTCATTTCTCATATTTTTTAAGCGCATCTCCCATACATACTCTGCACTCTCTGGAATGTCTAAGGTATCAAATGTGATAGTTTTATAAGCAACAAAAGCAGCATCTGCTGTTATTGTTTCCGTATTAAACTCATATTCGTAAAATGTATTTTCCCAACTTGCAGCGTCTAATATAAAATTAAAACCATTAGTGTAAGTTACATTTCTTTTTAAATACTTATTTTCCTGCTTTACCTGTAATGATTTAATTTTGCCAGTAAAACCTGGAGATGATAAACTATCTAATTGTAATGTATCTGTGTTAGTCGATAAAATTACATAGTCATAATCACCACTTTCTGTAATTGTTTTTGTAACACCACCTAAACGTAATCTAAGGCTACCACTATTTTCAATATCAACTTTTATTTTTACATAATACTTTCTACCAGATGTAACTGTAAAAGTAGTGTAGTATGCTACCGTTGCTATTATTGTACCTTCAAGTATTCCATTATTAATAAACCAACCGCTGCCCAATGTCCAGTTAGCATCAGCAAAACCTTGCAATGGAAAGCTATTAATAATAGATGCTACCTTTACAGCAAATACAAATTGAAAAGGCTCAAAGTTTACAGGATTTAAAGCCTGGGCATAAAAGCCAAGTATTCCTGTGTATGATAATCTTGCATCTGCATTTGTAGCGTCTAATGTCGGAGTAATAGTTGTTATTGGTGTGGCATTAGTAGCATAGTTATATTCTACTCCGGCTAATAAGTTTTGTTTAGCAAAGTGATTGTATCTAACAACTACATTTTTTAGTGCAGGATAATATGTCCATTTACCTCCGCTTAATCTCATTAAATCACTTCCTGGTAAATTAGTCTGTATATTAGACATGGTAAAATCAAAAGTAAATGTGCCAGATGCCTGTACGCCTAATGCGCTATACTTAAAATATCTGTGAGCTGAAGGATTTCTTGCGTATTCATTAACTTGTATAAACCAATATTGATTACCAGAAAATATTAATCTTGCGCCAAAGGTTTGACATATCTTTTTTAAAACATCGTAGCAACTTTGATATATGTAGTTGTTTTTTGTATCCTTATGATAAAATGCCCTATGCTGTATTACTGTCAATAATGCGTAATCATTAGCAGCATTGTAGGCTGTAGTATTCTCATTCCAATTAAAAACAGTGTGCAGCACTGGCAAGCTATTTGCTACCAGTTCAGTTTGTACAAAATCTAATTGATTGAGGCAGTTTAAAATATGTTGTACTACTGTGTCTTGCCCATTGTAAGGCCCTACTGCACTTTTATAGTCTAAAGTTTTTAGCCATCCTAATCCATCAATGGCAGTTATTTGAGCAACATATCCAATAGACAAAGGCACGTCCTCAAATTGCACTAAATCTGTAACTATATAACCATACCAATTAAAAGATACTGTCGTATTATCATCCTCATAAGCAGTTAAATCCATTGTAAACCTACCCTCAACTGCTAATCCAATATCAAGA